TGTGGAGAACTGCGTTGTATTATTGCAGTTCAAGCAGTTAAACAGGATGCTTGGCAAAAACATCTTGACAAAATGCGTAATAAATCATAAAATACACTTAGACGTCTTAGGTTCGTCCGTCTTTAAACATTCCGCCCTATAACATAGGAGTAGGTATATGCCTCATTATTCAACAAAAACATATGGACACAACATTGGTCTCAGTGCAGTGTTCCGTCAACCACACGCAGATCATTCACATTGCAAATTCTTGCATGGCTACAGTCTAGCATTTAAGTTTACATTTGGATGCAGTGATCTGGACAATAAAAACTGGGCAGTAGACTTTGGTGGACTAAAGCCTCTAAAGCAATGGCTTGAAGATACATTTGATCACAAAACAGTTATTGACAGCGAAGATCCTCACATGGAAGATTTTTACGAGCTAGAGAAAAAAGGCTTGTGCCAAGTTGTGCTACTTGATGGAGTGGGCGCAGAGAAGTTTGCAGAACATGCATGGCGCTATGCAGATGAACTTGTGCGCAATATGACCAATGATCGTTGTTGGTGTGAGAGTGCAGAGTGTAGTGAGCATGGTGCAAACAGTGCTATCTATACACCTTACAGTGTACAAAAAATGTCATTTGCAGAGGACAAATAAATGCTAGTACCAATGGTAGTTGAAAAAACAGGCACAGGCGAACGGGCATATGACATTTACAGTCGCTTGCTAAAAGATCGCATTGTAATGCTTAACGGTCCTGTAAATGATCACAGTGCTAATCTAGTAGTAGCACAAATGTTGTTCCTTGAAAGCGAAAGTGCAACAAAAGACATTACACTTTACATCAACAGTCCAGGTGGACTTGTTACTGCAGGACTTGGTATCTATGATACAATGCAGTTTATCAAGTGTGATGTGCAAACAGTCGTTGTAGGACAAGCATGTAGCATGGGCAGTTTCCTTGCAATGGCAGGTACAGCAGGCAAGCGTATTGTGCTTCCTGAGAGTCGCACAATGATTCACCGTGTAAGTTCAGGCACACCTGGCACAAGTGGCAGTGTTCATGTACAAGAACTTGAAATGGAAGATGTAATTCGCAGTTTTGAAGAAAGCAAGAAGATTAACAAACGCCTTACTGAGCTGTATGTAAAGCACAACAGCAAAGGCAAGACCTATGATGAACTGTTTGAAGTAATGAAGTTTGATACATTCCTCAATGCACAAGAAGCAGTTGACTATGGACTTGCAGACAAAATTGTAGAGCAACGCCCATGATGCAGGAACTAGATGCAAGACAACAACTAATGGTTATCACAATGGAAGAATGTGGTGAACTACAGCAGGTGTGCAGTAAGATTCTAAGACAAGCAACTGTTGAAAACAAGCGGCAAGAACTTGTTGACGAACTAGGAGATGTACTGTGTATGATTGGTCTTATGCAAGAACATGATCTAGTTAGTTGGCAAGAACTAGAAGATCGTGCAGAAGTTAAACGAGCAAAACTTAGTAAGTGGAGTGATCTAGTATGAAAACAGTTAAACTAATTCAAGATGGTGATGATCTCGTTCTTCCACTGGATGAAGATGTGCTAAAAGCACTTGACGCGACTATTGGAGATACGCTACAATGGATTGATAATAATGATGGTACTTTTACTATTGTAAAATCAAAGGAGCAGTTTGATCATGATTGAAAGTCCAGTAGTTGAAAAAGGTTATCCATCTTATGAAGCAGTTAACAGGAAACCAGCAATGAAACTTAGATACAGCGAAGCATTTTATAGTGTGCAAGGTGAAGGCAAGTTTGTAGGAGTACCCAGTGTATTCCTGCGTACATTTGGTTGTAACTTTCGTTGCATGAACTTTGGCTTGCCCAGAGGCACACCTATGCGCAGTGAACAAGGTAAACACAATGCAGAAGTTAAAGAACTGCTGGATAGTGGCGTAGTAAATACAGTAGAGAAGTTCACTGACTTGCCTATTATTCACACAGGCTGTGATACATATGCAAGCATCTATCCAGAGTTTAAAAAGTTTATGATGGATAGAACTGTAGATGAAGTTGTAGAGCATTTACTCAGTCTCACGCCTGAAGGTAGTTGGACTATGGAGAACGGTCAAGACGTACATCTCATCTTTACAGGCGGTGAACCTCTGCTAGGTTGGCAAAAATTCTATACAGAACTATTAGAACATCCAAGAATGAAGGATTTAAAAAATGTCACTTTTGAAACAAATGGTACTCAAAAACTACAAACTCCTTTCAAGGACTATCTCAACAATCAAGACAGATTTACTGTCACTTGGAGTTGTTCCCCAAAACTTACAGTTAGCGGAGAATCTCAAACTGATGCTATTAAGCCTGGGATTGTTGCCGATTACGCTGGCGTTAATCGCAGTGAACTCTATCTCAAGTTTGTTGTCGCTGATCGTGTGGATGTGGATGAAGTTAGTATGGCTGTTCAAGCATACCGTGACTCAGGCGTTGAGTGTCCAGTATATTGTATGCCGCTTGGCGGACGCAGTGAAGAGTATACGCTCAATGTTCAACAAGTCGCAGAACTTTGCATGGAGCGAGGTTGGCGCTTCACGCCAAGACTACACATCAGCCTCTTCGGAAACGCTTGGGGAACCTAAAAAAAGAGATCGCAGACAGGATCAACTGGAACGTGCAATGAAACATCCAATTGATCAAGATAAACTAAGAAAAGCAGGAATGTAATGTTTGATAAACTAAATCCATTTAAGAAAAAAGCAGAGCCCAAAAAGGTTGCCAAGAAAAAGAAGACCGAAAAGGAACTTGCTACAGAAGCAGGTGAACCTTGGGTTAGTGTGCTGGGCATGGAACTGGACGGTGGTAGTTTAGACCGCGGTGCTTTTGAACTTGATTGGAATGACTTGTTTGTTGCTAAACTAGTTCGTGCAGGCTATCAAGGTAAAACAGATAACGATATTGTTGATAACTGGTTTCAGGATGTTTGTCGCAATGTTGTTCTTGAAAGTTATGAGCAAGAGCAAGCACAACGCAATGTTGAGAACATTGACGAACATAGGAATGCTTACAAGTGATCTATGTAAATGGCGATAGCCACAGTGCAGGTGCTGATATTATTCCTGGCGTTTGTTTTGCACAAGATGATCCTCGTTATCTAGCATATGGACGCAGAGCACATCCAGAAGCAGTATTACAAACATACGGACATCGTATTGCACAGTCAATGAATCAAGGGTTCTTTTGTGAAGCTGAAAGTGGATCAAGTAATGATCGCATATTACGCACTACGAAACAATATATTGAAAATACAAAAGATAAAAACACAATAGGATTTATTATTGTTGGATGGACAAGTTGGGAACGGGAAGAATGGAAACACGGGGAAGATTACTTGCAAGTCACAGCAAGTGGTACAGATTCTGTGCCAGAAAGTATGGAAGAAGAATACAAAGAGTGGGTCGTAAAACAAACAATGCAGGAACTAAAGCGTAAAGAACAATTATGGCACGAACGTATTTGGGATTTTCACAGTGAGCTGAAAAAACAAAATATAAGACATTTATTCTTTAATACTATGAACAGTTTCACAAATTGTGATAAAGATTGGGGTGTTAATTTTATTCCTATTCCATTTTGCGAATGGGCAGCAAAGCAAGGGTTTAGAACTGTAGAAAACGGTAATCATTATGGTGCAGATGCGCATCGTGCTTGGGGAAAATATCTGACAGAATTAATATGCAAGCATTATTTGGCACGAGGCGAGAACATTGGTGAACAGTTGACAACTGCTGAAAAACGTAGTATAATAACACAAGTTAAACAAGAGTTCAAAGGACTTAAAAACTAATGGCAACCTACTTACTTGTAGATACTATGAATACTTTCTTTCGTGCTAGACATGTAGTACGAGGCGATGCTGAAACTAAAATTGGCATGGCTATCCATATCACTCTAAATGCTATCAACAAGTGTTATCGCAAGTTTAATGCAGATCATGTGTTATTTGCTCTTGAAGGACGTAGTTGGCGCAAGGACTTCTATACTCCGTACAAGAAGAACAGAAGCGATAAGCGGGCAGCACAGACCCCTAGCGAAGCTGAAGAGGACGCATTGTTCTTTGAAGCATACGATGACTTTACTAAGTTTGTAGGTGAACGCACAAACTGCAGCGTGATGCGCTGCGAGATTGCAGAAGCAGATGATATCATTGCTCGCTTTATTGCACTGCATCCTGAGGACACACACATTATTGTAAGCAGTGACACAGACTTTGTACAACTTGTAAGCCCTACTGTGCATCAGTATAACGGCATTACTAACGAACTTATTAAACTTGATGGTGTTGTTACAGACGAAGACAAGCCTGTTATTGATAAGAAAACAGGAGAGCAAAAAGTTCCTGCAGATCCGCAGTATCAACTGTTTAAGAAGTGTATGCGTGGTGATCCTACTGACAATGTGTTCAGTGCTTATCCCGGCGTGCGTGAAAAAGGTAGCAGTAAAAAAGTTGGAC